ATGAGATAGTTGGAGTTGGCGTTGCTAGGGTGATTAACGAGTCAGATGATCCTGTCCATTACCTACATAGACCTAACGGAGATACTGCTTTTATAGACTTGACTGTCACATCTACTGATGGTAGAAGTACTGCTCGTAGTCGCTTGGCTATGAAAGGTCTGCTGTCGATATTTTGGGACGAATTTGGCCCCCGCAGAAGCCTAATTTTTAACCGCAACGGAGTTAAGAAAAAGTACAATTATATGAAATTTATGAAAAAGGTTATGGCTTAATATGGGAAGCTCTCCATCCGCAGCATCCGCACCTCCTCCTCCTGACCCGAAGGAAGTAGCGCAGGCTAATGCGGCAGCGTATAGGATGAATGTAGATACTTATATTGAAAAAGCACCAGAGATGGCGGCTTTAGAGAACAAACTTCGCATTCAGTATATGCCCCAGCAACGCTCGTTAGAGCGTCAATTATCGGCTTTAGACCAGCAATCGGCAGTATTGGCTGGATTGCAAAATGAACGGCAGTATGGTCCACAGCGCACTACTGAAGCTTTGCGTAGGTCTTACGAACAAAGCCCCCAAGCGTATGCCTTGAATCGTGGGCTAGGAGATCAGATGACTAGGCAGTTTGAGCGTTTGTATGGTGCTTCACCATATGGTTCAGTTGAACAGAACGTGGCTACAAATCGCCAGCCAGGTCCAGTTGATTTTTACGGCACGCTAGGTACAAACATTAGCAATCCAGAATTGAAGGCATAACATTATGGCAGGAGCAATGAGTTCAACAAGCAGGTCGGACAGCCGACCAACAAAGTATCGCGTTAACGAAGATGGCACTATCGACACGCTTCAGGGCTGGACACAGGTAATGAATAATTCTGTAGATGAAGCAGATTTTGGTAAGCGTGCTTCAAGTTATGCCTCTCAAGAAGCAAACTACCCATATTCCGATTTTAGCACAGCACAAATACAGGCGAACAAAAAACTGGGCGAATCGGTAAAAAAATATGATGAACGTCTAAAGAATGATACTACCTATAATTCTCTAGCCGAACAAATTAAGTCTCTAACTGGTGGCGATTCTGGATATACCGCAGGCGGAGCCGCTGGTCCTGCTGGTCCTGGTTTTAATCAAGCCTTGTCTCAACTTTCTGCTTCTCGTAACTACGGATCTTCCGATCTTGGATCTAAGCTAAACTTCCAAGTATCCGATCAACAAATTGTTGACGATTACAATAATTCAAAATCATCAAAATTAGACGATGTTATTCAGCGTGGGAACACACAGATTGCTGGCATTCAAGAAAGAATTAATACTGCCAATCAACTTTTGGCTGGCCTTCCAGCAGATGATGCTCGCAGAACCTCATCTAATGTTTTTATCAAACAGCTTAACGATGATTTAAAAAGTGTGGCTAGCGCAGTTACAAACGCGCAAGATATGCAAAAGAATTTCACGCCTATCGGATTGGATAGCCCAGAAGGATTGAAGGAGATCACAGCGTTCCGATCCTTTGTTCAATTACCAGAGGAGCGTGCTTCACAACAGCTTTACCAGATTGATCCCGATTCCTACCGCACTGCGGTTGGGTTGGGTCAACAGTATCGCCAGATGGCAACTGAGCCACTAGGCGCGACCACTACTCCGCAGACTGAAGAGCTTCGCAATACCATCGAACAAGAGGCGATGAACCAACTGCGCCTGGGATCTACCATTGGCGCAGAAGAACGCCGTGGCTACGAACAGGCCATCCGTGGGGCGCAGACTGCTAGGGGCAATATCTTTGGACTTGGACCAGCAGTGCAAGAAGCATCGCAGATTGGTATGGCTGGCGAACAACGTAAGTTGGCACGCTATGGTGCAGCGCAGAGCTTCCTTGGTTCTGGCGAGACTACTGGTGCGGCTATGGCACGCGATCTTGCCTTGCGAAATAGCTTGCAACAGAATCGTCTGGGTGCTGCATCCAGCTTTATTGCTGGTGGACCCTCTATCTACAACTTGGCTAACCAGCGTACAGGCCAACAGCAGAGCGCAATGCAACAGTACATCCAAGCCAACCAAGCGTTGCCTGGTCAGTTTGGGCAGGCTCCATCTACGGCATCTCCTTTCTACCAAGCAGTGGATCAAAATATTCCTGTTGCCCTTACTAGCGAATTTAATAAACTTTACAATACGCAGGCTAATTATGCTTCAAGCACCTATGGTGCGAAGACAGCAGCAGAAGCTTCAATGAACAGAAGCTTTGGTCAAGAGTTTGGAGCAATTGCTGGTGGTATTGGCGCAATGATGCCAGACATCAGTATTTAAGGAGAATTATGGGAAGACTTCATATAGACCTAACAAAGTTAATGCCAGATACATTTGGCGATAAAGATGCATTGCGAAAAGCTGCAATGGCAGAAGAATTACAGCGTGGTCAATTAGAAAAAAATCGTTATGATTTAGCCAAAGCGCGAGAAGAACAAGAAATGTCCAGCCCTAGTGGACGCTCAACTAAAGCCGCCGAGATTGCTGCAACCCTAGAACAAGATAAGCAGAGGCAGTTTGGCACGCCAATCCAAGAGGGAATGGCACAGCGCATGACCTCAGCGGGTGGTCCTAGCATCTTGGACGCAACAAGGATGCAGGCTGAACTAGATGTTTCGGCTAAGGCTGGGGAGGCTCGCAGGGCAGCATTGATGAACTTTGCTGCTGGTGAAAAATCATTATTACCAACTACAACTGTTGAGATGGGTGGGGCAAGGCAAAATGTTCTTTCTACTGAAGCTGGCGCAGCAGGCGCAGATATGTATGGGCAAATTTATAAAAACCAAGTTCCAAGGCTTGCCGATACATATATTGCAGAAGGATATGATCGTGACACTGCCGTAAGAATGGCAAGTGCTGATATTAGGAAAGAGCTTGTAAAGGCATCCACTGGTGGAAAGATTATTTTACCTGTTGGCGAGGGATTAAATAGTGGAACTATCTCATATTCCAATGAAGAAGCTGAAAGAAAGTGGAGAGATCCGCAAACACCTAAAGCCATTAAGACGCAATTAAATTCTATTTTTGGGCAACAAGAAGAACCTAAAGCAGCAAGCTGGATCAAAACAAGACTAGGTAGATAAAATGGCTGAAGCCCCAATACAGGAGCTATCTTCAGCTAATAGGATAAGAGAACTAGCTGGGATGCCAATCGAGGCGCAACCAGTACCGAAGCAGGAAGAGCCTCCAGCGTGGAGTGAGATTAAGGATTCTGAGGATTACAAGACTCTTACCTATCCAGAGCAGGTCAATCTGGCTCGCCAATGGGGTGCTGAAACAAAACAATACGCTGCGTCTTTACAGGACTACGCGCCAGAGCAGGATGCTCAGATAGATGATTTTGTAAACAAGGATGCAGTTGATGTGCCAGCAGGGGTAAAGGCAATTGCTGGACTATCTGGATTGGCAAAAGGTGCTGGATCTACTATTGGCGGAGTTGAGGGCGCACTTTTAGGTGGTGCTGGCGGAATGCTTATTGGTGGTCCTGTTGGAGCAGTAGTTGGTGCAGGCATTGGGGGGGCGGGTGGCGCGCTTGCTGGTGGAGAGATTGTTGAAAGAGGTCTTAATAGATTATTCCCAACAAAAGTTCCAATCTCAGAGCAACTTGCACCAGGTTATGCTAAGGCTGGTGAATACACGATACCAGTTGTAACTGGAGCAGTTGGTGCAAAACAATTGGTTCAAGCTGGAAGAACTTTATTTGCTGAACTAGGAGCAAAGCGTGCTGCTCAAGAAATGCTTGAAAAGGTTGGCACTGCTGCTGCATCTGGTGCTGCCCTTGGAACAGGAGTTAGGGCTATTACTGGGCAAGAGATTACTCCTGGGACAGTTGGTCAAGATGCTTTTTATGGTGCGCTATTTGCTGGTCTAGGTAGCGGAACAAGAGTCAAGGGATATAACAGAGAACAAGCCATTGCATTAAATGAAAAAGTTATATCTGGAAAAGCTACAAAAATTGAGGTTAATGATCGAGATAGGATAGCAAGCGAAATACAAAGAACTGGTGTGAGTCAGGCTGAATCAGCAAAGCGCACAACAGTTAATTTAGCTGGTGAGCCAGTATTTGAGAAGACTGAGATTACATCGCCAGCAATGCGACCAATGCCAACTGCTGAACTGCCACCAATACGACCGACAGGATTATCAGAAGCAGGCGTACGCGGTAACGTACGAGGTACGCAGGCCGATACAGCAGAGATGCAACGGCGTGGAATACCCAGTGAATTTCAAGAAAGCTTAATTGATCTTGATTATACACCAACAAGACCAACAGTATTTTCAATTGAATCTCAAGGCGGAGTTCTTGCTCCTAAGCCTAGCACTATGGTTGCCCAAGAACCTATTGCTACACAACCAACCAGAGAGCCATTACAAGGCGAGATTGTAAGCGAAGGCCAGCTTGTCACGCCTAGGACGCAGTTGCCCACTACGGAGAGGTTGGCGTTGCCAGCGGAGAGCGAGCCAAGCAAACAATACTTGTCTCAAATCAAGCGTGAATACGTTTCGCAAGGTGGGAATCCTCTTGATGTATATGCTCCAGAGCGTGCTGATTTATTTGCAAATGAATTAAATAAGAATCTTCAATCTGGATTGTCAAAACAAGAAGCCATACTCAAGGCAACCGACACGCTGGAGGCTTTACCACCAGAAACAAGGCCAGATGGATCTATATCTGCTGGATATGCCCCTACCGAAGATGCGATCAAGAAGGGCATGATTCAACCAGAGGCATTGCAGGCTGTTCGCAAGGCTCAAGCGCAAGGCGTTCTTACTGTATCATCTGGATTTGATAAAGAGAAGGGTGTTGGATTTGCGGTTGGTAGGGCAAAAGATGGCAATGTAGTTAGGGTTGAACAAAAACCAACCATCCCTCGTCCTATGGGTGGGAAAGCAGGCCAAGGTGGATTTGTAACATCTGAAGCATTTGATGCTCCAGCAAGAGTAGCCAAAAATTATTTATCATCTCAAGGCGCACTTACACCAGAAATGGCTGATGAGCTTCTTGCAAATAAATATAATAAAGCAGGAATGGAGTCTGCTGTTCAGGCATCTAAACGTGACTACAAAAATGCTTTAAAAGAAATTACTGGAACAACAAAAGAATCTCCAGAACTTCTTGATTTAGTTACAAAATATTTAAATAAAAAAATTAGCATTAAAGAATTGCCAGCAAAACTACAAGTTCCAGTAGAAAAGTATAGGAATGATATTGATTCAAATTCAATAGGCTTTTTAAATGAATACGCCAACATAAGCAAGGCTCAATCTGAAACTGTGGAAGCAAATCTTGGCTCATACATGATGCGTCCATATGAGAAATTTACAAATAAGAATTGGAATGTAGGATTGGCCGAAAGAAGAGATAATGTAAAGTTTGCAAAATCTGTTGATTACATTAAAAATCAAATTATTGATGAGGCAAAGCAAGAGATAGAGGATGCTGCAACAAATAACAGACCTCCAATAGAATTCTTAAGAAAAATTAACGAAACAGGTTTTGTTCCAAAAGATGTTTTAATGGGCAGGGTTCAAATGGTGGTTGAGGAAGGAGGACTTTATCAGGGTGCTGTAAAAGAACAGGATTTTAGTTCGTATGGAATAAACAAGAATCTTTCAATGTTAAAAAAGAAACAAGAGATTCCAGATGAAATACTGTATCTACTTGGAGAGATTACCGATCCATCTGTGCGCTATGTAATGACGATGCAGAAATTAATAAACTTTAGAGTCAATAATAGGACATTGCAAAATTTGCGCGATCAAGGATTTAAGGCTGGGTTATTTTTTGACCATCCAGTTCCAGATACAGTTCAATTTGCGGCAGAAGGAAGCAAGACATTAGAACCACTTAACGGCGTTTATATGTCAAAAGATGTTGCTGGTCAAATTAAGAGCTTTGATTCTGTTGCTAGTAGTGATGCTGCATATAGGACATTTGCAAAACTTAATGCTTGGATTAAAAAAGCTAAAACTGTTTACTCAATAAAAAGCCAAGTAAGAAATTTCATATTCAATATACCAATACAAATTCAAAATGGAAATTTCTCATTTCTATCCAATTCTGGAAAGACAGTGCAGATGATTCAATCTGATTATGGATTTGGTCCAGACACGCCAGCAATAAGATCAAGCTTACGAAGGGCTATTAAATTAGGAATAGTCAATAATTCAAAGTTCAATGAAATGGAAGCATTGATGCGCGATGCAAACCTTGACGATAAGAGTATTGATAATTTTATTGAAAGATACTTTTCCAAAATACATCCGCAGTTTGCAAAATTTGGATTAGATGCTGTTAAGGTTCCAAAATTAGTTGATGAATTTATGTCATACCTATATAGGTCTGGAGATAATTTTCATAAACTACAACTATGGGGATATAGAACAAAATCGCTAATGGATGGAAAGGGACTAAGCAGGGAACAAGCAGAAATTGAAGCTGCTCCATACGCCAATAACACGTTCCCAACTTATGAGAAACAAGGTCGGCTTGTTAAGGGTCTTAGGGCAAATATTTTTGCAAAGAATTTCATATCATGGGATGCTGAGAGAATTAGAAATACATATCATTCGCTCAAATATGCCATAGAGGATATCAAGACACCAGGAATGAAGGAGTATGGAGTCCGAGCATTGCTTGGAAATATCATGGCATTTACAATTTCACGGAGCGCGCAGTTGCTTGCATTGGGCGCACTTGGTTACGCTGGAAAGCGCAAGCTTGATGACCTAAATAAGCTTGCCCCAAGATATCAAAAAGATTCAACTCTTGTTCCAGTTGCAATTGATTTAAAAAAGGGAGAAGTAGAGTATATAGATTTTTCATTTTCAGATGCTTACGATGTATTCAATCAGCCAATTAACGCATTTATGAATGCAGAGAATCTTGAGCGCGGATTAGCTAGCGCGGTTTCCTCTATAGTTGGTAATTTTCTTGGAATAAGTATTGCAACTGAATCCGCAATAGGATTGATTAAAAACCAAAGAAGTGATGGCACTCAAATAACAAATCCAAAAGCAAGCGTTGCAAAACAAGTTTTGGATTATAGTCAGTATGCTGGCAGGATATTAGAGCCTGGAACTGTTTCCGATATGAGGCAATTATTTTATGCCATAAAAGGTGAGCCAGATCCTTATTTTGGACCAAGAGCACCAATACCATCTCTTTCTGGCGTAATGTCATCTTTTGGCGGATTCAGGGTTCAGAAAATAAATCTTGCTGATTCGCTGGTAAAAAAGGCAGTAACATTTAATTCTGATATAGCGAAATCCACAAGCCTGTTGTCCTCTCAACTCAAAAGAAAGGGAGCTCCGTCAGAATCAGATATTACTTCTGGTGGGATGGAGATGTTGCGAGCCAGGGAAGAATCCTTTAGGGATATGCGTAAAGCTTACAAGGCTGCTGTTGGATGGGGATTGAGCGTAGGGGATGCCACTGCTGCAATGCGTGAAGGAAATATGAGTAGATCAAGCATTCAATCCGTAGTAAGCGGAACACTTCCAAAATATAAACCAAGCAAGAGTATGATGCGAGACATTGCAAGAGAGATGCCAGATGACATACAAAGAAGACAAGAAATTTTAAAAAGTTTACTAGAAGAAGAACAATAATGGCTAAATTCGACATCTCTGGATCTGCCTCGCGCCAAACTGGATTGGGCCAGCAGGATCGTAACAACGCAATCCGCATGGAGTTTGAGCCTTATACTAAGCCTCCACAGCAACCGCCAGAACAGACCGCAAGGATTGAACCTATGAATGAATACATAAAACCACCAGCAGCACCAGTACAGCAAACTCCTGGTGGACTCCCATTACCATTGCAAACAGTAGAGTGGGAGAGTCGCAAGGATAAGCAGGGTAATCTAGCCGTCTATAAACTACCCTCTGGTGATATGGGCGGGAATTATGAGGTAGCTGGGATCAATGATCGCTACCATCCAGAGGCGTTTAAGGCTATCTCCTCGCTTCCTCCGCAGGAACGAGCCAAGGCAGCGGCAGAATACATACAAGGCTATACCGCTCCGCTTGTTGAAAAATTACCTCCAATATATCAGAGATTCACGCAGGATATGGCGTTTAATAGAGGGATGGGTGGAACAACCAAGTATCTACAGCAAGGGTTAAACACGTTGGGTATAAGCGTTAAGGTTGATGGTGGTATGGGACCTAAAACATTGGAGGCAATCAACCAAGTCAATCCAACGGCGTTGATGGAGGCCGCAAGCCAAGCGCAGTTGAATGACGAATATCGAATGGCTGAAAAAAATCCAGATAGAAAGAAATTTATTCCTGGGCTGGAAAGCAGAATAAGGAATAGATTTTCAACCTTTGGACAAGGTTAAGGTTTCCTCATCTTGGCCGAAAGCCCCATCACAGTCACATAGGTAATACCACTGCCACCAAATACATCTCCATTAGCAACGACAACTCTATTTGATCCAGAATATACGTCACCATTACGACTCACAATTTCACCATGACCAGCGTAAACATCTTCATTCTGGCTGTAGATTCCCTTGGGAGTTGTATAAACATATCCATTTCTTGAAACAATTCCTCCGTCAACAAGAGCAGTATCTGCGCTCAAAACAATTGGATTACTTCCACCATAAACCCCTCCAACAAATTCAGCCATCTTTGCATTTTCTTCACGCATCTTCACATAAATAGGATTATTCAATCCATACTCTTCTTCAGCCATAGCCCCAGATACCAACACTGACATCAATAGTATTTTTATCGCTTTCATGTAAAAACTCTGTACCTTAAATAAAGCTATGTCAACAAAATTATCTTCGCGCCAGATAGGTGCGGTAGGCGTGGCCAGGGTAACTGGTGCGTTACTGCGGTGCGGGTACAACGTGCTTGAGCCTTACGAAGACTTTTCTGGGTACGATCTAGTGGCTGAGAAGAATAGTAAGTTCCACCGCATTCAGGTTAAAACCGCGCAGGTGATGGAGCAGGATAGCAATAGGTATCGGTTTACTACTTCCTGTGGAAATGGAGCGAATCATTCCAAGAGATTGATTACTGGCGTGGATTATGTGGTCTGCTGGGCGATGAGTGACGATCTATTTTGGGTAATCCCCATAGCTAAATGCAAAACAGTTACTACGAAGTTTTGTCCCTCGACAGGACAGAGTTGGCGTGTATTTTCAAGCCTATGACTGACCTAGAAGCGTGGAATAAATTTGAGGATGGGTTGAAAGACGTTACTTCGATGGAGGAAGCGGTTGCCTGGGTTAAGAAGAACCAGCCGATTGTAGAGAAGCTGACCATCAGGGCGATGATTCGTAAGTTTAATGATGACATTAGTAAGGCGAATAAATCTTGGCGTAATTGAAATTTAGTTGTTGACACATATTGACCCACCTCGCTAGACCCGATGGATGGGCAAAATCAATAGCAGGGCAAAGGGTGCAGCAGGGGAGAGAGAGTTAGCAAGTTACTTGCGCGAACAGGGTTGGCAGAAGGCTAGGCGCAGTCAGCAATACGCTGGTAATCCAGAAGGCGGGAGCGGGGATGTGGTTTGCGCGAACTTTCCATTTCACATAGAGGGCAAGCGTTGCCAAGCATTAAAGCCTGAAGATTGGATGGCGCAGGCCAAGCGTGATTGCCCAGAGGGAAAGATTCCCGCAGTGTTTTTCCGCAGGAATGGTCGCAAGGAATGGCTTGTTATCCTAACCGCAGACAGCGTTTGTGAATTAGCTCGACAGATCGCGCCTTCCGATGTCAAAGTCGAATATATGCCAACGATTGCAAAGGGATTTTACATTAACACTCCAGAAGATTTAGAACGACTTCAACCCACACCAACAATAAACCCAAATAAATAAAAGGAGATACTACCATGGCCCTAACATTGAGTGAATCAGCAAAGATGGAGCGCAAGCTCCCAGAATCAGGAGCAACAATTGGAATCCTCTATAGCCTAGTTGATCTAGGCACGCAGGAGCAAAACTGGGACGGCGAAAAGAAATTTATGCCCAAGGTCCGATTGACCTTTGAGTTGCCTGACCAGTTAGATGAGTTCGAGGTAGAGGAGAATGGTAAACGTACCAAGGTCAGCAAACCGATGGTTGTTTCCATTGAGCAGACCCGCAGTCTTGGCGAGAAGGCCAGCCTACGGAAGCTCTTGGAACAATGGCGCGGTCAGACGTTTACCGCAGCAGAGTTGAAATCATTCAGCTTAAAGAATCTGTTGGGCAAGCCAGCCATGCTTACCCTCGTTCACAAGACTAGCCAAGCTGGTCGCGCTTACTGCGCGATTGCTGGTGCGTCTAAGCTGCCAAAGGGCATGACTGCTCCAGCCAAGCCTGCCAACGACCTAGTTTACTACGAGATTGAGCAGAAGGAAGGCGGTCAGTTCGCGGATATGCCAGAGTGGCTACAAGACAAGATCCGTGCATCGAAGGAGTTCGCTGGTGCAGCGGTCACAACCAAGGTTGGCGGTGAAGACGGAGACGGCAACCAGGTTCCATTCTAAGTTGTATGGCTCTTACCATATCAGCTAAAGAGCCTTCCAATTCCCGCTTGGTCGCAACTGACCAGGCGGGACATTGGTACACCCAAGAAGGTGATTCGGCTCATTCAATTATCGGAGCAAACGGCAAAGAACGTAACACTACAGTTGCTGACGCTCGCAAGCTTGGTTTACTACCAAGCGTTACATCTATTATTGGAATCTTAGACAAGCCACAATTAACAAGCTGGAAGATAGAGCAAGGCATTATGTCCTCGCTCACTCTTCCCAAGGAGGAAAATGAAACACTCGAAGACTACGCTCGAAGGGTGGTTAAGGACTCTAAAGAAGCAACAAGCAAAGCAGCGGAGCATGGCACAAAGATGCATACCGAAATGGAAAACATCCTTTTGGGACGTGCTTGCTCCACAGATGAAGTCCTTAAACCTTACATCGAAACCTTTAGAAGCTGGGCAAGTGAAAATGTCGAGAAAACCTACTGGTGCGAAAAAGCAATGGTCGGTGCTGGTTACGCTGGAAGGTGCGATGCCTACGTCCGATTGAAGGGCATTGGAGATGCGATCATAGACTTGAAGAATCGTAAGGTTAATCCAAAGTACTCGCCATTCTACGAAACTTCTGACTGCCCCCAACTTTGGGCATACAGGATTGCCAGCGAGAACCCCAAGGCGGCCTGCGTGTCAATCGTGCTTGCATCCAACGATGCAAACAAGATCACCACTAGGACCTGGGAGGATGATGAGCTTTACCAATCTGGCATTGCCTTCCAAGCGATGCTGAAAATCTGGTGCTGGGTTAAAGGCTATACGCCTCCAGGTTGTAAGCTGTAATGACTGCTCCCACCATTGCCGAGATGGGGGATGAGGCAGCAGCCATAACGTGGCGTGTTATGGGCAAAGGGTCGGATAAGTCTTGCTACGGAGATTGGCTGGAGAAGGATAGGCCAACCCATGATTACCATATAGCTAGGGCGATTCGCCACCTAGCCACAGCGCAGATGCAACTCCACAAGTCAACGCCTTGTCCTGACAATAACGGCGAAACAAGTGTTGACCATTTGGAACGTGCGCTGGTAAGGTCGCTATTCGTGTTAGCCCAAATCAAGAAAGAGGTGTCAAGATTATGAAGACTGAGGTGGATTTTAGTTGGAATGGCGAAGAGTACTCTGCATATGGAACGCCATATATTCAAACTACTGAAGAGGACATTGGACCTTGTAGGTGGGGTGAGCATTTCATGTCAGAGACTGTTGATTCGGTTGAAATGACTGAAATTGAAATCTTGAAAGACGGACAGCTTGTGGTTGATCCTGCCAAGGATTTGTTTGATAAAGCAGATGGTCTTCTCTGCTTGAAGGCAGGAGATGATTGGGAGCGTTCTAATTGAAACTTGCTCTGTCATGGATTTGCTACCATATCGGAAACATAATCAGCCTAACTTTGATGCGGTGGGGTTATGGCTATCAAACCTACAATCAGTTTATGATCTGGTCTTCAACCTTAGACGAACATGGAAAAATCTGGAAGGAAGTTAAATGAAAAAAGCATTAGTAACCCAAGCGTTCGGAGATGATTGGAAGAAGATCCTAGACCTAACCAAGCCGCGCATGGAGGCTTACTGCCAGCGTCACAAGATAGATTTTATTGCACTAGAGAAGCCACTGGTTGAACCTGTCCAATATACAAAGTCAGCCATTGGAAATATTATGGCTACTAAAGGCTACGATCAAGTAATTTTTGTTGACTGTGATGTTCTTGTCACCAAAGATTGCCCAGACATAGGCGAGGATGCTGGCGTGTTCTGTGCATTCGATGAGGGAGCGTTCTTAGACCGCAAGCTTGCAATGGGTCAATTGGCTGGTGCTTTCGGTGCGGTCATTGTGCCACAGTTCTACGTCAATACTGGCGTATTTGTTATCTCATCCAAGGCGGTAGGCGCACTCTCTATGCCGCCATTAGGTCTTCTACCCAACCACTTCGCAGAGCAGACCTGGATGAACATTATGGTGCATATCTGGGGAATCCAGCTAACCAACCTTGATCCAGTTTACAACTGTATGACCTCGGTTGAGGAACACTTTGGCCTAGACCGCTACAAGGATGCAATGTGTATTCATTACGCTGGTCAGTCGAATGATATGGTTAGGTTGGCCGAGTTAATCAAGTCCGATGACGCGAAGCTGGTGGAGTTAGGACGATGAACTTTGTGCGAGTAGTGCCAGAGTGTGGCAAGTGGCGGTTGCACACGATGAACGGAGAGGCTCTGGGACCGCGGCTAATCGGATCACATATCAAGGGCGTGGCTCCTTTCATGGACATCTTCGATACCAAGGATGAAGCCCAGGATGCGGCACAATGCTGGAACATCCTTGCCACAACTTGCAAGCCTAAGAAAAGATTTAAGTGATTAAAGGCGCACTAGTCAAAGGTGGATATGATGAAAAACTACAGCAGTTGGCAGGCGAGGTTGCCTTGCGTGCGATTATGGATCTTCGTACGCTTCGTAGGCGCGGGGTGGTTAAGTGTATGAAGATCGTGACTAGGCCAGAGTTAGCCAACCTCCGCGATATGCCCGAATACAAAAACTCGCACAATGTCCAGAAGCTACTAGAAGATTTCCGCAACGGAACTGTGGGATGGTGGTGCAGGGCGGCTGGCGTGCGTATCTGTAACCGAACCTTGCTACGCCGAATGAGGGAAAACGATTATGTGCTTTGCTGATATAGCAGGAGTGGCGTGGGTAATTAGCTGGATGATTTTATACGGCTGCGTTATTTTATCTGCAATTTACTTTGCGCTTTACATCGTCATGTGGATCATAGATCGTATAAGGAAGGAACTTGAATGAGAAAAAAGAAACAGATCGAAGTACTGGACATTCGGGAGGTTAAGTCTTGCGTGCTGGACATTAAGGTGGATGGCAAGACATTCAACGCTCTAGCTGAAGCTGGCAGGATTCATCTTCAGAAGGATAAGAAGGCGTGCTTTGAGTACGCCCTAAACAAGGCGTTGCTAGAACTAGCCGAGATGACTAAATGAACGAAGTATTCAAGCAGAAGGTTCTTTCCGCCAGCGTGGATCGCTACGTCCTAACGCCTACGCAATGCACCATGCTAAGGCAGGATGCCGAGGTCATGGGCATGAAGCGTGCAACTGTGATGAACAAGGATGGCACTACTAGGCGGTCATTTGCAAGAAGCTGCTCATCATGCTGGGTTCCATTCGCAAAACATTACGAGTGGATATACAAGGTGATGCGAGAGTTAACAGACGGCATTAATGCCGAGCAATGGCGTTTCGACATTACTGGAGTACAGCAGTTGCAGATCCTAAAGTACAATCCACTCCAACAGTTCTGGTGGCATTGGGACGCATTCACCTCCGAGGCTCCAGTACGGAAGCTGACCGCAGTGGTTAACCTATCTGATCCTAGTGAGTACCTGGGCGGCGGGTTACAGGTTAAGGCTGACTTGGTGAACGCTCGGTTTATACGAGCGCAGGGGGCTGGCTGCTGGTTCCCCTCCTACATCGAGCATCGCGCTCGCGCTCCTATCTGGGGTACACGCTGGGTGTTGGTAGCGTGGTTTACAGGACCAGCGTGGAAGTGATCCAACTCAATCCCGAACTATGGATGATGACCCCCAAAGGTGAAGGGCTTGCATTCCTGGTGACAGACTACGGATTAGATCATAACAAGATATTCACGATCATGCTTAATCACGGCGAGATTCTTGACTTTGACCTACGCGATTGTCGCAGATGTGAAAACCCAAGTTTCGGGGTGCAAGCACCAGAAGTGCCTAATCCCTATTACAAACAAGGAGAATAGTATATGCTCGGAAAAGATATTGGTAAGAACATTAAAGAATTGCGTGCTGACAATATGAAGAAGGGCAAGGCTCGCGGTGCTGGTGGCAGGGTACGTGGTAAAAAACAGATCCTAGCCATTGCGCTACGTTCCGCAGGGGTAAAGCCTAAGTATAAAATGAAGTCGGCCTAATGCTTGTAGATACAAAGGCTCGACTCAGATGGTCCCGCGATATACTTCTCACTGCCAGAGAGAAACTGGTAGTAGAGAAGAATCGCGCGGATCG